TTAGGTGGTGTGGTCGCTACTCCGATAGGCGGACAATACGATTATAATGTTCTTGCTAATACGCTTCAGACCGTCATAGATGGTACAAATATAGAGAGACCTAGTGAAGCATTTATACTAGAATTAGCTGTTGCCTTTTTGATAGGTTGTGCTATAATAATACTTACAAGATTTACACCATATTATGCAGTAGGCATAATGTTATTGTTCTTTGCTTTAGGTTCTATATTTGGTTCTATTGCATTTTTTGAAAGGTCATTATTAGTAGATGGTTCATGGATATTAGTAACAATAATATTTGTTGGTCTTCATAGTGTATTCAATAGATTTATATTAGAGTTTAGATTAAAACAACAAATAAGAAAACAATTTGAAAAATATTTAGATCCTAGACAGGTTGCAATACTAGTTAAAAATCCAGAAAAATTAAAACTAGGTGGTGAAAGAAAAGAGATGAGTTTCTTGTTTATGGATATAGTAGGTTTTACACCAATATCCGAATACTATAAAAACAAAGATGATCCTGAGGGTCTAGTATCGGTAATAAATGATTACTTAAATAGAATGTCAAATATAGTTTTAAAGAACGGTGGTACAATTGATAAGTACATGGGCGATTGCATTATGGCTTTCTGGAACGCACCCCTTGATTGTCCTAACCACGCAGAGATGGCTGTCCTAACAGGTATAGAGTGTGCTAAAGAAACTGATAAACTAAAGGCAGAGTTTAAAGAAAAAGGATTGCCTGATATTAATATAGGTTCAGGTGTAAACACAGGTACTTGTATTGTTGGTAACATGGGTTCTGAAAAAAGATTAGACTATTCAGTAATTGGTGATTCAGTAAACTTAGCTGCTAGACTAGAAGCTGCTACAAGAAATTACAAAGATAAAAAAGGTAAAGTAACACCATTAATTTATTCTAGTTATACACAAGAACATTTAAAGAACATTGAATCTATTGAACTTGACAAAATAAAAGTCAAAGGAAAAGAAGAACTTATTACAATCTATAAACCTAAAATATCCTAAATATTTTAGTAAGTATGGTTATTAATCAACTATTCACATCACACACAGTTGGCGATTTAGCTTACAATCCTATACACTTCAAATCACAATTAATTTCTATTAATCTCAAAAAGGAGAAGTATGACCATATTATCCCCAAAACAACAAAAACATTTAAGAAAACTTGTAATCAGACAATTCAGAATATACAGAAGGGAGAAGTACAATAATTTAAATTTAATTTGGGCGAAGATTAAAAAACAAAAAGATAGACGTAGAAGAAGAACTTTAGAAAAACTTTATAGAATGGAAAGAATTAGAATGATGAAACAACAGGCAGGAAGTATGATGTTATCGGCCTAAAGTTTTAAAATTCTAAATAATATAAGAGTACAATATAGTTAAACGACACCACGAGTGTGTATCAAATCAAAAATTTAAGTACTCTTTCTTATAAATACCCATATGGGGATTAACACAAATGCCAGATGATATTTCAACTGATTTAAAAGTACAGCTTGAAGGTGTAAAGAAAGACATCGAAGGAGTTACTAATATACAAGGTAGATTAGACCTTGCTATAGATAAACTAACAGATGTTTCAACTACTATCAAATCAATGTTGGCTGTCCACGAGGAGAAAATCCAAAGACAGGAACAAATCGATGAAATTATATTTGATAAGTTAAAAGAAAGAGCTGGTGAAATAGATAATGTTCATAGAGACCTAACCAAAGAAATTCAACAAGTAGAAAAACGATTACTCATAGAGATTAAGACAATAAAGCTTGACATTGGGGCCAGAGTTGGTATACTAGAGAAATATAAATGGTTGGTTTTAGGTGGTGCTATAGTAATTGGTTGGATTTTATCTCAAAACCTAGGCATGATCGTGGATATGTTGTCTTAATTCCACCATTGACTTTTTCGCCATAATATAGTATATTGTATATTGTGTTATGTCGAGTTATATAGATTTAAAGTATATCAATAATGTTAGTGGTCGTTTAGAACAGTTTAAAAAACGAGGCGAGTACTTATACAATTTCAGATGTCCTCATTGTGGTGATTCTAAGAAGTCAAAATCAAAGGCAAGAGCTTATCTTTACAGAGTTAAAAATGATATGTTCTTCAAATGCCATAATTGTGGTGAAGGCCAGAATTTAGCAAACTTTTTAAAATATGTAGATCAAAAATCTTACGATAATTATATCTTAGAGAGATACAAATCATCAGCTCCAGCGACACCGAAGCCTACGTTTGATTTCAAACCTCCTGTATTTAAAACTAATGTTTTAAAAGATTGTAAGAAGATTAGTGAATTAGATAAAACACACCCGGCACTAGAATATATTTTTAAAAGAAAATTGCCGGTAGAGAGTTTTGAACTACTATATATTAGTTACCGATTTCAGACTTTAGTTAACGAAGTAAAACCAAATACGTTTACTATTTCTAAAGATCATCCAAGGTTGATAATACCTTTCTACGATACAACTGGCAAGTTATTTGCCTTTCAAGGTAGAGCATTTGGTAACGAACAACCAAAATATCTAACGATTAAGTTAGATGATAACAAACAAAAAATATACGGCTTAGAAAGAATAAACTTTCAAAAGCACATCTTCATCGTTGAAGGTCCTTTAGATAGTTTATTTTTAGATAATTGTTTGGCAGCTGCCGGTGCTGATTTGAAACTAAGTCAAGCGTTACCAGAAAATGTTACATACATATTTGATAACGAACCAAGAAATAAAGAAATTATAAAGAGAATGTATAAAGCGATAGATGATGGTTACAATCTAGTTATATGGCCTGAAGACATGAAGGAAAAAGATATTAATGATATGATTATTTCCGGATTGACAAAACAAAAAATTAATGATATTATAAAACAATCAACATACTCAGGTTTGTCAGCTCTGACAAATCTAAACTATTGGAAAAAAATAAAGGGGATTTAATGACGGAAAAAGAGATACTTGTTAAGAAACGAAACGGCAGAGGTAGTGAACCTCTTAATATAGATAAGATACATGAAATGGTTGAGTATGCTTGTGAAGATATAAATGGTGTATCATCATCTCAGGTAGAGATGAACTCAGGTTTACAATTTTATGATGGTATTAGTACAGATGAAATTCAACAGATACTTGTCAGGTCGGCTTCAGATTTAATCTCTTTAGAAAATCCTAACTATCAGTATGTAGCTGCTAGATTATTATTATACAGTTTAAGAAAATCAGTTATTGGAAAATTATGGGACCATCCACGTTTTTTAGATCACACTAAAAAAGGTGTAGAGATTGGTGTATATGAAAATTCTATACTAGAAAAATACGATGTAAAAGATTTTGATAGAATGGAAGGTTGGTTAGACCACAACAGAGATTACGACTTCACTTATGCAGGTCTAAGGCAAGTGATAGACAAGTACTTAGTACAAGATAGAAGTACAAGCAAAGTGTTTGAAACACCTCAGTTTATGTATATGTTGATCTCAGCAACTATCTTTGCTAATTACCCTAAGACGAAAAGGATGAGTTATGTCAAAAAATATTATGACGCTATTAGTAAATTTAAAATCAATATTCCTACTCCCATTATGGCGGGTGTTCGAACACCTCTTAGGCAGTATGCTAGTTGTGTGTTGGTTGATGTTGATGATACTTTGCCTAGTATTTTCAGTAGTGATATGGCTATTGGCAATTATGTTGCACAAAGGGCTGGTATCGGCATTAACGCTGGGCGAATCAGAGGGATTAACGCCAGAATTAGAGGCGGTGAAGTCCAACACACAGGAGTTATACCTTTCCTCAAAAAGTTTGAGTCAACGGTTAAGTGTTGTACACAAAACGGTGTTCGAGGAGGTAGTGCTACGGTTCACTTCCCTATTTGGCACCAAGAAATAGAAGACATTATTGTATTAAAGAATAATAAAGGTAGTGAAGATAACAGAGTTAGAAAATTAGATTACTCTATTCAGTTGTCAAAATTATTTTATGAGAGGTTTATAAATGACGAAGAAATTACCTTGTTCAGCCCACATGAAGTGCCAGAATTGTACGAAGCGTGGGGTACTGAAACATTTGACGACTTATATATTAAAGCAGAAAGAAAAACAAGTGTCTTCAAAAAGAAAATAAACGCACAAGAATTGTTTATGGATATTTTAAAAGAACGAGCTGAAACAGGTCGTATCTATATTATGAATATAGACCATTGTAATACACACTCTAGTTTTAAAGACAGAGTTACAATGTCAAATCTTTGCCAAGAAATTACCTTACCTACTGATCCTATTCAACACATTGATGGTAATGGTGAGATTGCATTATGTATTTTAAGTGCAATTAATGTTGGTAAATTACAATACTTAGAAGATTTAGAATCTCTTTGTGATCTATCAGTTAGAGCTTTAGATGAAATTATAGATCATCAAAAGTATCCTGTAAAGGCGGCTGAAATATCTACAAAGGCTAGACGTAGTTTAGGTATTGGTTATATTGGTCTTGCACATTATCTAGCAAAACTAAAATTAAGTTATTCAGACAAACAAGCATGGAAAGAAGTTGACGAATTAACAGAGAACTTTCAATACTATCTGTTAAAAGCAAGTAATGAACTTGCAAAAGAAAAAGGTCAATGTGATTATTTCCATAGAACAAAATATTCCGATGGTATCTTACCTATTGACACCTACAAAAAAGAGGTAGACGAGATTGTAAATCGCAAGCTATCTATGAAGTGGGAAGATTTAAGAAAAGATATAAAAGAGTTTGGGCTACGACATAGCACACTCTCAGCCCAAATGCCATCAGAATCCTCTAGTGTGGTTTCCAATGCTACAAACGGCATTGAACCACCTAGGGACTATTTAAGTATTAAGAAGTCTAAGAAAGGTACTTTAAAACAAGTGGTACCTCAGTATCAAACATTGAAAAACTTTTATACTTTATTATGGGATATGAAAGACAATAATGGATATATAAATATCGTTGCAGTAATGCAAAAGTATTTTGACCAGGCAATAAGTGGTAACTGGTCTTACAATCCTGAAAACTATGATGAAAATCAGGTGCCTGTATCAGTAATGGCACAAGATTTATTATCTACTTACAAGTACGGTTGGAAGACATCATACTATCAAAACACTTATGACGCTAAAAAAGACCTTGATGAGCCAACACATCCAGTTGGTTGGACAGATAATGTAGAAGAAACACAACCAGCAACGTTGCAAGTCGAAGAGGACTGTGATAGTTGTACAATATAGGAGATAGATATGGCATTTTTGTGTGTCAATACACCTCATGTTGATGTTTATGTTAAGAAAGAATATTTGTATGACTTACAAAAAGGTCATGGTGAATTAGTTGAGGGAGTTTGGGTAACAGCTAAGTCTATACAAGGCAGAGCATTATATTTTGAAACTTATATTCCAGAATATGGCGCCTTGTTTGATAAGTTACCTATTAGTGCATTTACATGGAAGAAAGAAATACCAGAGGATGTTCCTCTAACAGAATTACAGCTGTGGGATTGTTTTAGTTATGATATATGTATTACAGAAAAACAAATGCTTAGTGGCAATCAATGTAAGTATTTGTCGCCAAATAGAGTATGGTACAAAGGTTGGTATATGTTTACAATAGATAATGCCAACTCAACAAATTTAGAAAGAAATGTAACTTATAGTGAAACACCAAGTCAACATAAGTCATTTAATATATTAAAATTAGAGAACGGCCATTTTGCCGCTCAACCTAATAATAGGGTGATTTTCTATGATAAATCCTATACGCCAAGTGAGTTGAAGTTTCCAGATTTCAAAGTGTCCACCGTGGAGTATAGTGTGGAAGGTGAACAAAAATGGACAGCAGGAGATGACGATAGTTTTTTCTATGAGTTAAAGGAGAATAAAGAATAAATGTCAAAAAGTGTATTTAATAAAGATAAGGGATTAGACGCCACAAAACAATTAATGTTTTTTGGACCTGATCTAGCCGTTCAACAATATAGTGATATGAAGTATCCTATATTTGACAAGCTAAATCAGCAACAACTAGGTTATTTTTGGAGACCTGAGGAAATATCTTTGCAAAAAGATAGAAACGATTACTTAGGTTTAAGTGAACAACAAAAACATATTTTTACATCTAATCTTAAATATCAAACAATGCTAGATAGTGTACAAGGCAGAGGTCCATGTTTGGCATTTTTACCATTTTGTTCTCTACCAGAATTAGAAGGTTGTATTGTAACATGGGATTTTATAGAAACAATCCATAGTAGAAGTTACACATACATAATTAAAAATTTATATTCAGACCCTAATGAAATATTTGATACTATTATTAAAGATCAAAAGATTGAAAATAGAGCTAAGACTATTACCGAAAAATATGATGATATGATTAATACAGGTTACCAATGGGTACTTGACCCTAGTAAAGTTGATCTGTATGAACTTAAAAAGAAATTATATCTAACTATGGTAACAGTTAACATATTAGAAGGCCTAAGATTTTATGTATCGTTTGCTTGTTCGTTTGCATTTGGTGAATTAAAAATGTTAGAAGGTTCTGCTAAGATAATATCATTTATTGCTAGAGATGAAAGTCAACACCTTGCAATGTCGCAAACAATTATTAATAATTGGAAAGATAGAGAAGGCGATAAAGACATGGTCAAAATAGCAAAAGAATGTGAGAAAGAAGTTTATCAAATGTATGAAGAAGCCTTACAAGAAGAGAAACGTTGGGCAACATATCTATTCTCAAAAGGTGCAATGATAGGTTTATCAGAAAAACTATTACACCAGTTTGTAGAATACATGGCAAATAGAAGAATGAAAGCTATACAACTTAATCCGATATAAGACCAAAAAACAAATCCATTACCATGGACAGATCATTGGTTGAATAGCCGTTCTTTACAAAATGCACCACAAGAAACAGAGATTGAGTCTTATGTTATCGGTGGTGTAAAACAAGATGTTAAGAAAGATCAATTTAAAAAATTTAAATTATAATGGAAAAAAGAGAAAAAAAATGTACCTCCTGTGAAACTAAATATACCGTAACATGGGATATTGAAGAACAGGATTTAGAACCATTAACTTGCCCATTTTGTGGATATGAAGTTGATGAGATAGAACCTGAAGATGAAGAGGTATGGACAAATGACAATGGTGACGAAGACGATAGTTGGGATTGATTACAGCTTAACAAGTCCAGCAGTTTGTATTAATATTGATGGTGATGATTTATTAATGTTTTATTACTTAACTAATAAAAAGAAGTACATAGGAAAAATGTCAGAGGATGTATTTGGCTATGAACATAAGGAATACAATTCGCCTATACAAAGATTTACTCAAATTTCAGATTGGGTACTTGATCTCATTACCCCTCTTATTAATCCAAAAGTTTATATTGAGGGATACTCTTATGGGTCTAAAGGTCAAGGCCTATTTCAAATCGCTGAGAACTGTGGCATCCTTAAATATCGCCTTGAGGAGCAAAATATACCTTACACAACGGTGGTACCGAGTGTCGTTAAAAAAGGCGCTACGGGAAAAGGAAACGCCGACAAAGAAATGATGTACGAGGCGTTTGTAAAAGATACTAAAATTGATTTGAAGAAACTATTAGTAACTGAAAAGGTAGGTAATCCTGTTTCAGATATTGCAGATAGTTATTATATACAAAAGGTTGGTTATGCGAATAGTATTGAAAGCAAATAACAGAGAAGATTTAGGTTTCGAACTACAAGAGTTTGATGTAGATGAACTTATATTAATGCCAACAGATGAATGGCTTGAAAATAGAATTACTGAATTTAATTATAGAGATAGTTTTGAAAAGCACGGTATGATAAATCCTATTACTGTATCACCACATACGGAAGAATGGGTACAAGAGAGATTACAAAGAGGTAAAACACCTCAACATCTAAAAGCAAATGGTGAAGTAAGACCAGGACTATATGTTCAAACAGGACATAAGAGAGTTTATTGGGCTAGAGAAAAAGGTTATACTCACATAGAGGGTTATTATGTAACTAAACGAGAAGACAAGGCACATATAAGAGCTAAACTACACATAGGACATAAGGACATACCATTATGATTAATATTCCAGATACATTAATGATTACAGACGGCTATACACCACATAAATTTATTAATAATTTTGTAGAAGATTGGGAAGAATTAAGAGATGAATGGCCAGAAAAAAGTTTATTTAAAAAAGAAGGACATACAGAGCCTAGAAAACATGGACAAAGACAACATATAAGATTGTTTTTTTGTTATACACCATGGGAACATAGTAAAGTATTTGACCAGTATATGGTAGGCAGATATCAATTGTCTGAAATATGGGACGACTTCTCACAAAAACTTTTATTCAGTAAAGAATATTCTGATTGGATAAAAGATACACTAGAAATACCAGGCCACAATTTTGAATACAGACTTGATTGGCATATAACAACAGGTGGTAGAGATGTATCGCCTCATGTTGATACGCCTGGTAAAATAGGTAGTCATTTAATATATTTTAATCCAGAGGGTTGGAATGATAAGAGTGGTGGTCAAACTGTATTCTATAAAGGTAAACTAGTAGAACAAATGAATCCTGAACCAAAAGATTTTGCTCATCAACAACAATATAGAAATGATGGTAATACATCATTGTTATTTAAGAATACAGAAAACGGTTGGCATGGTGTTACCGAAGTAACCTCAGAATTAAACAGACAACTTTTAAACGTAGTCATACTAAAAAAGGATAGCTAATGCAAACATTATTAAGAATATTAGATAAAGTAAAACAACTAGGTGATGAATATCATTGCTTTCACCAAGAAATACCACCAACTGGTGCAGGTACAAGAAGATATATGTTAATGAAAGTAATTGAACCTATAAAAAATCCTAAAGAAGATTTTGGCAAACAAGAGTGGATCGGAAAGCCGTTACCTGCTTTAGAGTTTGAGGCGACAATAGACAAACTCTTAAATGACAAATAAAGAAGCAGCTCAATTATTTAAAAAGAATATTACCTCTGTTGAAATAGGTACACATAATTACTGTAATAGAACCTGTACATTTTGTCCTCTATCATTAGAGAGTGTTAATAGAAGAAATTTTAAAAACACTATCTTTATGACAGACGAGATGTACGAAAGTATTATGAAACAACTATCTTCAATTGATTTTTCTGGTCGTTTAGATTTTAGTAGATACCACGAACCAACATCTCACAAAAAATATATCATAGAAAAAATTAAGATTGCTAGAAGTTACTTACCAAATGCAGATATAAGTCTTAATACTAATTCAGATTACATGACAAAAGAATATCACCAACAACTATTAGAAGCTGGTGTTACTAACTTTGCCTTTCAAGCATATATGAAAAACGGTGCCACAGCATTTGATGAGAATGAAGTATTTGAAAGAATTAATAAGATAAGTGATAAACTAGGTGCACCAAGAATACAAAAAGATCAACATCAAAATAGAGAATGGATTGTATATAAATTACCAAATAGATTTAAAGGTAAAATACACGCAAGAAATTATTGGAACAATGGTGTAAACAGAGCAGGTACAGTTTTAGAAAAAGATTATGTAAGAACTCAACCATGTTTTAGTATGAATAAAGGTGTGTACATAGATTACAATGGTAGTATGACAGCTTGTTGTGATATGTTAACACCTGAACTACACAGTAAATGGGAAGTAGGCAATTTAGAAAAAGAACCTGATCTATTTTTAAATTATGCAAGTAAATTTTATACAGATTTTAGAACTAGAATTACAAAAGCACAATGGTATCCTAATTCACCATGTCAAAAATGTAAAAGAGATGTGAGGGGAAAACAAGCGAGATGAAATTAATAAAAGAATGGTTTATGCCAGATTGGGATAATCACTTTA